TCTTCCTTGGTTGCCTTCACGGGTACATCTTCAGTAGACTCCTGCTCAGATGCACTATCCAGAACAGTTTGAATCAGGGTTTGTGCCTGTTTCAGGTTGCCCTTATTCTTACTACTCAACACAGCACCAATCTTCGCTAATATATCATCAGGTATGTCGCCACCTGTTAAGCGCATTACTTCTCTAACCAGATTCCATGAATCCCTTTTAGTGTCCTCATTCATCCCTTCGGTTTCAACCAATCTGATAAGGTAATCCAACTCATCCATAATCCCAGCCTGACTCATTTCCCTTTCCTGGGGGTGTTCTTCCTCAACCCCGGTAATGGTTACACCCTCGGATTCATCTGCCCCCTCCTGCCCGGGACCGGGACGCTCTACCCTTCTCATCTCACCACCACACTCAGGGCATTTAATATCCTTGCAATGTTTCTCCGATTCCACCTTATGACCACACTTGATACACTCACATTCATAAGTTTCCTGTTTCTCTTCTTTGTGGTCTTCCACCCACTTCTTAGCTTTTGCCATAGTCCAGTTGTAAGGGTCTCTCTTATCGAATAAGTATGTCCTTACTTTCTTTTCCTTACCACAATACAAGGCTTTAATGCCTTCTTTCTTGGAAATATCTATCGTGGCCGTAACATTACACTCTGCTACTGGAAGACGGATATAGTCGTCGGTTTCTTCGGGCTTGGTAATAGTTTCCATTTCCTTTGTGGTAATCACGCCATTATCTAAGGCGTTACGGAGAGCTTCGGGATTAGATGGTACGGGGACAATGGAAATCTCTAGCAATTCCTGCTTGGTGAATTTCCTTCGGGGTAATTTGTCATCCTCAGCATCCACCCATTCCCCAGGTATAAAGCCTACCGATTCAGTCTTGAGATAGCCTGTGTCAACAAGCCTTTCCACGATGTCAGCAAACTCATAAGTACCTTCAGGCGGAAATTCGATGGTATTCTTCAATTTACCTTCTGAAATCCATACCCTTAGTGCTTTTCCGATAGGTAAAGTACGGTAATCATGGGCATACATAATAACTGGGTTCTTTTTGAAGTTCTTTAAGTCCCAACCCTTAACATCAATTACCTCACCGTCCCTATCAATGTCGGAGGTTGAAGCAATGAATTCATATTGTCTCTCCCCTAGCTTCTTTACCTCACAGTCTTCTAATACCTTATAAATCATCTCAGTCATTAGTTGCCTCCCATGTTATGTTCTTTATCCCATCTATCTATTACCTCTTGGCTTGCCCCCATTGGGGGAGGTGGGTCATCATCATAATCAGGTGGCGGTTTATAACTCATCTCCTTATTGCTAAAGACACCGTTTCGTTTTTCAGGCCAAAATCTGCCTTTCTCATCATAAGGCATTAGTTACCTCCTATTTTATGCAAACTACCATCTAGGTGAATATGGTCTATTAGTCGCTTGTGTAATTTTTGATGGTCTTGCTCCGTATACTTCAATCGTTTTTTCTCATTGACTGGACTAAGACCTACGAAGCCATCATAATAATCATTGAGTCCCAAATCAATAAGCATGGGTGGTGGTTTCCTAGACATAAAAAGCCTCCTCATACGACTGGTATAAATACACACCTGCAATTGGCATGGACTGGTATTAAGCCATGTGCTTCTCTTGTGGGATACACGTTACCATGCAAGGCCATACATTCCTCACAGGTACGTTCATCAAGGGCGGCATAGAACTCTGATTTTTCTACACCTTCCTGTTCGTATCTCCATAATGCCCCCTCATTGGAGGCGGCTATTACTTCCGTCCTGGCTACTATAGGAGCCCGCCATTCATAGCCCTTTTTGTAAAATTCCTTTACCCGTTTGGTTAATTTGGGTACGCTTTCACCCTCGGCAAAGCCCGCGGCCAAAACGGCCCTTAACTGTTCCTTGGTAGTACCATTTACCATCTTGGCAAGGGATAGCGACCTCTTGGCAATCCATTCAAGTGCTACAGCATCCAGTGGAAACTCCTGCTTCATAGCACCTTCGACAGCATCTTCAAAGACATCAGTAACAAGGGGTTTGAATGCCTTATTAAATACCTTTATTGCCTCATCTTCGTCAAATAAAGCGTCATCAGGCTTAACAGCACCCCTCAATTTGCCCACTACTTCACTGGCTTGTTTATCGAATAAATCCTTTAATATCTGCTTGAATGACCTCTCTTGTGTCTCGGTTTTAGCTATATACGAACGCCACCAAGCCTCTTTGTGTTCCTCGGTAAAACTCTTGGTGAATGCCTTAGCTCCCGTAATCGGTGTAGGAAATAGGTTCATAGGAAGAAGCAACTGGTCTCCTGTCGGTATTGGGTCCCAACCCGTCAATGTTCTGGCATTATTAACAGTAAGATAGCCTGCTTTAATTCCCGATTCAGCTAATGCCCGTTTTTGTTCGGTTGTCTCAGGCACAACCTCATCATAGTCCAGTTCCAGCTTACTCTCAGTCTTAAACATAGGTACAAGCTGCTCGTTTAATTTGTTTCTAACCCTAGATAGGGCTGGTTTTATTGACCATCGAGCAAAAAGATAATCGCCAGCCTCAGCGTTGGCTCGATTAACATTCTCGGAAATGCCCATCACCGATAGGTGCATTCCAAAGGTAAACATTAAATTTTCCTTAGTTTGCTTGCGTAGTTCGGGGAAATCCATATCTTTTTGCGAAACCTGTATCTGTCTGTACTTAACTCCACCCTCAAGGATGGCTATTTTATGTGCCTTGCTTATTCCCCCATACTTAGATTTCCACTGTTCCCTAAGTCTCTCGAACTCCTCATCACTAAGTTTGTCTTCATATTCCAAAACGGCATCAGCTCGGGCTGAGTTATAGAAGAAATTACGGTTCCACCTACCGGCATAGTCCTCAGAATCTAATTCTATAGCCGCAGCCTGGGCATATCCCACTCCGCCATAAGGATTAAGGGGATCAGGCATCGGAAACCAGATTATTTCATCCTTAGTGAATGGTATTTTCTCATTACCAACATTTAGGATATAGCCCTTGATAAAATCTTTCTGAGAGGGGACTATTCTCATTTTATCAGGGGGTAATAGCCATATTTCACCCGGAACCCCAAGTTTGTTCTTGGGAACGTACCAGAAGGCTTTTCCAGCTAAATCCGAATGCAATTGGTGGAGTTCAATAAGCTCCTGGCCTGTTTGAAATTCGTTGACAAATTCCAGTAGGGTTAATATTGGGTGGTTGGGAATCAGGGTACGATTTCCATTCTGGGCTACTTTATACAGTCGCCACTTAACTTCACTTATCGCTGTTGCCCTACGCAGACAAATACCGAATAAACTATATATCCTACCATATGCTTCCAAGAACCCCCTCGTATCTCTATCGGGGGCTTCGGCCCAGGGGCTGGAAGCAAAGGCACCCCTGAATCGCTTTGTACCCTTTAAGAATCTATCCCATATAGGCATTTATATCCACCTCAATATTACTCAGCTTATTGCGTTTAAGATTGGACATCAAGATATATTGAGCCTCCTCTATTGCCCATTCCTCTTCGGTTTTTCCTTGACCCCAGAAACGCTTTGCTTCTTGAAAAGTAATAGCCAATTCTGCCTGCGGTCGCTTAATTTTTAAGTAGGGCAAAACTAGCCGTAGGATTTTGTAGGCCTCTCTTGAATATATTCTCCAATCCCATACTGGAAACTGATTGCTATTACGAGGAGGCTGGTTTATTCTGATTTGCCCTGCCCCAAAGCCCATCTGCAAATATCGGCATAGCCATTCGTCTGTAGAGGCAACCTTTACCATAATCTGATATTGTTTTCTTCTACTTCCAGTAAAGGTAGCTTTCTTAATAGAAATACAACCCTCGCCATCTATAATTCCCGCTATATATGCCAAATCAGTTTTCTTCATATCCATCTCACTGACGGTTCCCTCGGAGTCGGATTCATAAAACAAAGAGCTAAGGCATCCGCCCTATCGGGACTCTTTAGCCCGCGTAACTTCATATCATCCTTGCTTTCAATGATTATCTGGTCATACCGATTGAGTGGTTTCTTCTTAATATCTGTAATCTGTTTAAGTAGAATCTTGTCATTGGGAATCTGTATGGTGCCTTCCTTAAATCTATTAGCCAAGTCCCAATACATCTCGGCACGGATATTGGCATATAGTTTGTTATTCTTAGGTTTGCCCTGAAAGCTGATACCATTAACCTTACGTTTAAGGGCTCTCAATCCATCCACTACACCCGGATTATAACCCTCATCTATATTCACAACAGGATTATCATATTTATCTATTTCATGGACTATATGCCCAATAACGGCTTCTGTATCAGACTTCTTCCAGAAAACCCTTTCTATAACCTTTCCACCACGCCTAACATAAAGGGCATTCTCATCCTCTCCGAACCTGGCCGTATCCACGCCAATCGCAATTAAATCTTCCTTGTCCGTCTTTAAGTCTCGATGTATGGCAGCCTCAGCTAATCCGAACGGGATCAACCTGTCAGTCTCACCCGAAGGAAAATCGCCCTTTATGTAAACTTCATAAAGCGGGTTATCCTCTCCCCATTCTTGCTTTTTCTGCTCAACGTATTCTTTGCTAATCAGAAAGGGGTAATCACCCTCCCCTGTAAAGCCCGGAGTATCAAAGGCTGAGATGTGAAAGTTCTTATATATTGGGGAAGCAAAGCTATCCCTGAAAGCACCCACCGATTGCGTGGGATTACCCAACCACAATGACCGGGTAAAACCAGCAGCCAAGGGGTTTTCCAATGCCCCGAATACTTCATCGGGAATACCACTGGCTTCATCCACTATCACTAAAACGTGTTTGTTGTGAAATCCCGTTATCCTATCGGGTTCATCGGTGGAAAACCCAAAGCCAAACCAATCATCAGCTAAAGTTAAGCTGGTTTGAGTAACATTCCCGCCTATAGGTATTTTGGCCTTGGCGTGCTTCGTCCGCACCTCCCGCCATAACTGTTCCTTAACCTGACGGAAACTCTTACCAGTGGTCAAAACCGTAGCAGGATAATAAGAACACAAAAACCAGAGAAGTACACAAGAGGAAACACAGGTCTTTCCTACAGCCGAAGCAGACCTGACCGATGTTCTTGGATTATCTCTCACCGACTCAGCTATTTTAACCTGCTTAGACCATAAATCTATCCCCAATAGTTCTTTAATGAAAATAGTGGGATTGGCTCGCCACCACTTAACCATCTCATCTAAATCAATTTCTGTCCCTATCTCCATCTACTTTATTAGTCCCCATAAAGCAACCATTAAAATAACCCCTATAACTATCACTGCAAGTATTATAGAATCCATTAGTTTAATCCTATATCCTTCTTAGCTTTTGGAAACCACGTCTCAAAATCTCCCTGAGCTTTAGCTTGTTCATCGTTCCACTTTTTTATACTTGGGTCATCATCATCAACTACCCTAATATCGTCCATAAAATGATAATGAACTGGAAACCATTTACGCCAGAACCAATACTCAAACCACCATACTACATCTTCTATAACCCAAGCTCTAAATTTATCCCATACAATCTTACGTAGTGGAACAAAGAAGGCCGCATCTCTCTCAGTAGCATCATTAGTCCAACCAAAATGTGGACAATGCTTAGCGTTACCATTACCTAGGCAAAATGGCGACGGAACATTCCTACCGCAAGGGTTATTTCCATTCTCATCTTCATCTCCGAAGCAATGACCTTCAACAACTACATAAGTCCAATGTTTCATTTCTTAGTTTAACCCCAGGGCGGAAGGGACAACTATAGGATTCAATACCCATAGTCCCCCCTTCCATCGTAATACCTTGCTTATAAAGTACCCACTTAACTTTCCCATTTATACCATGCAATAATACGCAATGCCAC